AATGATGGAGTTTATACGGTATGTTAATAGGTGGGGGTACCCCCCAAAGTGTTCTATAAGGAGGACAGGGAGGGGAAAATCTCAACTAAGGTGAAAATACAATCGTTTTAATGTTACATGTTAAAGTCAATAACTCTGTAGCATTTGGGGAAATATATTTCTAGATTTTCTGATAAAATGACCTATAACATCAGTAATAAAATAATGTTAAAAGGCTATGCGATTCTGCAAATTTTGACACCCGTAGTTTAATTTACTAATCTGAGATTTAACTAATGGAGGAACCGATGAAGAGTAGAATTTTGACCGAGGACGGGAACTTTGCCGAATACACAGGACCAAAGATTGATAGAGTGCCAACATCAGTAAAGCGAAAAGAGATCTTAACTAAGACAAGTGAAGTGATTAAGGGCACGTCTGAGGTAACGGAAAAGAAGCCGTACCATAAAATGACTAAAGTCGAGCTTAAGGCAGAACTATCAGAGAAGCAGATTAATTTTGCCGAGCGTTCGAATAAGGAAGACTTAATCCAACTCCTAGAACAGCAAGAAGAAGTAGAATTGTAGGGGGTGGGTTTTAATAAAAGTACCAAAAAGGTAAAGACAGGGTATCGGCCAAGGAAACTTCAACATGCTCTACATTTACTTTTAACAGGTTTACGTTTTCTCGTTCTAGTCTGCCATCGTAGGTTCGGTAAAACGGTATTGGTGGTGAACGAGATCATCGATCAGTCGGTGAGGAATCCTTTACGGAATCCACAATATGCTTATATTGCGCCTACTTATAGACAAGCGAAGAGAATTGCGTGGCAGTATTTTGTAGATTATACGAGGAACTTACCTGGTGTTCAGTGTAATAAGACTGAGCTAACGGTATATATAAATCGTCCTCATCGGCGTTGTCCGATGACAGGCGATAAGGAACCAGACGTAATTAAGATTATGTTGATTGGTTCTGATGATCCCGACGACATTCGTGGTGTTTATTTGGATGGTGCGGCGTTGGACGAGTTCGCCCAACAAGATCCAATAGTGTGGGGTCAGATTGTTCGTCCCGCCTTGGCCGACCGTAAGAAGATTGCTGCGGAGATGGGTTTTAATATTGAGCCTTGGGCAATATTCCTAGGAACACCTAAGGGGCAAAACCATTTTCACAGACGGTACAAGAAGGCCCAAGAATATGAAAGACTTGTTCTCGAGTATTCAAAGAATAGGGATATCATCCTCGAAAGGGAAGATTGGAAAGAGTTTGAAAGTGAATACGGTATTGGCCCAGACCTTCCAGAGAATGATCTTAAAGCGATTTTGCGAAAATAGCCTGCAAAATTAGAAGAAATGTATGCGATGTGGAGAAAGTATAAGCTTGATGAGATGCGAGAAGACCTCACTCCTGAAGAAGTCGAACAAGAATTGGAATGTTCTTTCACCGCAGCTATTCTAGGATCCTACTTCGGTAAACTTATTAATGATGCCAGAAGTGAAGAGAGGATAGGGGAAGTACCTTATAATCCTAGGTTTCCTGTAGATACTCACTGGGATTTAGGTGTCGGAGATAAATGTGTTATTTGGTTTAGACAAAAGATTAACGGTATGTATCATTACATTGATTATTATGAATATAATGGTGAGGGTGTGGAGTTCTATATAAAGGTACTCGATGCCAAGGCAGGAGTAGTCGGTTCTCGAATTGCTATAGACGATGGCACCTTTATGGATGGTCATGGATATAAATATGGTAGACACGTTTGGCCCCATGATGGTTCGGTTCAAGAGTTTGGTACTGGTGTGTCAAGACAAGAAACTGCAAGAACCCTTGGATTGATTGTGGAGCTTCAAGTTAAGCAAAGAGTGGAAGATCGTATCCAAGCATCACGAAATCGGATCAAAATCTCCCGTTTTGACCAGAAAAAGTGCGAAAGAGGGGTCGAATGTCTTTATAATTACCAAAAAGAGTGGGATGATAAGCTTATGATGTTCAAGAATAAGCCAAAACATGATTGGTCTTCTCACGGAACGGATGGATTTGGTTATAGTTCTTTGGACGATAGGGATTCCAAGTTTGCGTGGGAAAGAGAAAAACATCTTCAAACTCAGGCAGATGGAGACTATAACGAATTTTTAACTGCGAGGTAATAATTATGACAGCAAGTTCGTCGAAGAAGCAAATACTAACTAAGACAGGATTCCTTAAATCCGAAATGGATAAAACCTTCTTAGAGGGAAATGTTCAGTCGGTTGGGTTCTTAGCAGGGGCGAAATCTCTTTCTAAAAGATCTGCTAGTAGAACCACATATACTAATAAACCTTTTTTAGGAAAGACCCATACTGAAATATCCGAAGATCCTCTCTTCAAAGATGTAAATACTAAAATTTCAGAAGAGCAAGCGGCGGGGGCAGTAAGTGCTTCCCAAAGAAGAGAAATGGAAATAAGAAGAAGAGTTGCGGCACCGGGAAGAGATGGCGGGTTATTCTTAGCGGGAGTTCTGTAATGGATATGGCGAGAGATCTAGTAGCTTTACATAAAAGTATGAAAAGTGATCCATCTCGAGGGAATTGGGAAAATTTGTGGCATGAGGTGATGCACTTCACCCTTCCAGATAAGGACCGAATTTACGATTGGAAATCAGGCATTAACGGGACTGATGAGTACGGGAAACTGTACGATGCTTCCCCGGCCCATTTTAATGAACTGCTTGCCTCCGCTTTTCACGGAATGTTAACAAACCCCGCAACCTTTTGGTTTGGTTTGACGACCGGACTTAGGGATGTGGATAGAGTTCCGGCAGTTCGGGCATACCTACAAAAGTTCTCCAGAAGAATCCACGGAGTTCTAAACAATTCGAACTTTCATACAGAAATCCATGAAACTTATTTAGATCTAGGATCCCCAGGCACCTCTGTACTTTTAATTGATGAAGATGATGAAGATGTGGTTCGATTTAGGTCTGAACCAGTATATAAATATTATTTAAAGGAAGATTATAAGGGAAATGTCGTTATTGTTACTTGTGAAATGAAACGTACAATTTCTCAGATAATTGATGAGTACGGCGAGAAATCTCTTCCCGAAGAAATACGAAGAGATCTTAAGAATAATATGGATAAGGATTTCACAGTTATTCAAGTCATTATGACTGCGAAGGAAGCGAAGAAGCGAGGATTCAAGGTTCGTAGGAAAAAGGTAGTTTCCTACTACGTGTTAGAGAAAACCGAACACCTGTTAAAGGAATCTGGATTTTCTACATGGCCTATGGCGACTCCTCGGTTCATGAAGTGGTCGAATGAAGTTTATGGTCGTTCTCCTTCAATGAAGGGACTTCCAGATATTAAAATGATTAACGCTATGATGCAGACCACAATAAGATCTGGTCAAAAGATTGTAGATCCTCCTCTCCTTTACCCCGATGATGGAGTTTTAGGAAGAATCAATACAACTCCTGGCGGATTAACTCCTTACAGATCTGGGACGAAGGACGAGATAAAACCATTACTCACTGGAGGGAATCCTGGTCTTGGTTTGGATATGATTAATGATGTTCGTGAAAGAGTTAAACAAGCTTTCTATATTGATCAACTTCAATTAAGAGAAGGCCCACAAATGACGGCGACAGAGGTTAATCAAAGAACCGAAGAACACCTTCGATTGCTTGGACCTATTTTGGGCAGACTCCACCACGAACTACTTAAACCAATGATTGCCCGTGTTATAGATATTATGAAGAAGAGGAAGCAAATTCCTGAAGATATCCCACCAGAGTTGGACGAAATCGATTTAGAGGTGCATTTCACTTCACAAATCGCCAAGGCCCAAAGAATGGGAGAAGCTCAAGGGCTTAATGCTTTTATGGAAATAACTGGGGGGATTATGCAATTTGCCCCAGAAGTTGTAGATCTTATAGATACAGAAGCACTTGTCCGATTAAATGCTGATATTTATGGGGCATCTGAAGAAATCTTTAGAAAGCCGGATGAGGTTGAGCAAATAAGAGAACAACGGGCAGAACAACAGCAGAAAGAACAACAACAACAGGACGATTTAGCTGCGGCGGAAACCGTACAAAAGGTGGGGCCAACGCTACAACAACAAGGATAAAGTATGGAAAAGGGCAAACGGAGGCAAGATCAACGAGAAGTTGATCTGGTAAGAGCATATCAATCATTTTTCGAATCCGCCGATGGGAAATCAATCCTTTATGATTTAATGGATAAGGGCTTCTTCATGAAACCCACCTTTGAAGAGAAGGTGCATGGGTCAGAGAGGAACGAAGGGAAGCGGGAGCTTGTACTTTACATAGTGCATAAAATGAATTTGGATATTAAACAGATCATGGAACTCATCAAGGGTGGGGAAAGTGATAAAGAGAAATACGTAATATAGGAGGCGACCATGTTAAAATTTTTACAATTTGTTTTTATGATGTTTATTAATGAGTCCGGACATGCAGGATTTATGGGAGGCGAAGGTGACGGGGGCGGATCTGGTGATGGCGGCAATTCTGGCGATGGTGGTAGTGGCGATGGCGGCGGATCTGGCGATGGAGGTAAGGGAGAAGGCGGTGCGCAAGTATCCTACCCAGACGATTTGGATAAGGCCTACCATGGGAATAAAACCCTACTAAAGTATGTAAATAAGGAAGGCCAATTTCGTCAAGGCGAAGTAATGAAGGCCTTAATCCATGCCACCAGTAATATTGGCAAGGAGAAAATGCTTATCCCAAATAAGGATTTTACCGAAGACCAATGGAAGGATACTTTCTCTAAGTTGGGGCTGCCAGGAGCAATTGAAGAGTATGACATTAAGAACAATGTTCCAGAAGGGGCGAAGGCAGACGAAGATTTCTTCTCATCCTTCAAACAAGAAGCTCATAAGTTAGGAATCCTACCAAATCAGGCGCAGGGTGTTATAGATCTTTATAATAACCATGTTGGCGAAGGAATGAAAACTTCCCTTGCCGATGCAGATGCTAAATTGAAGTCTGAGGCCGCAGATTTAGAAAGCGAATGGGGAACTGACTATCAACGAAATCTTGGGATGGCAGATGCAGCAATGAAGGAATTTGCCACTGAGGATGAAATTAAAACACTTAGTGAAGCAGGTGTGTTCAATAACCCACTTCTAACCAAGATTTTTAAGAATATAGGCGAGTCAATCCAAGATGATAAGTTCACTGACAATGTGAGTAATCAGCATGGAAAGAGTAAGGACGAAGTTCAAGGCGAGATAAATTCATATTACGACTTGAAGCATCCATTTAGAATACCTACTCATCCTCAACATAAGTACTATAAGAATAAGATGATGGTAATGCTTAAGACCTTGCACGGAGATAAACCAGTATAGTATACTTATATTTCATACATGTTTTGTTTTTGTTTTGTGGTCCCGCTCTTTTTCTCCACGGTTGGGAGCGGGATTTTTCTCTTGACTCAGACCGCATCAATGCATTATCCTGAGAATAGATGTTTGCCGGATACTCTTTTCGACCCCGAAATAGTAAATATCAGGCGTGAACCCCGTAATCGGGAAACTTCCACCACCAATTGTATTATTAACTTTAACTTATAAACGAGGTTTATATGAGTTTTCAAATTACAACTGCATTTGTGGAAGGTTACAAGAATAACATCCTAATGCTTTCTCAACAAAAAGAAGCAAGACTTTTCGGTAAGTCAAGAAATGAGCCACAGAACTCTGAAACAGATTATTATGAAAGAGTTGGCGCAAGTGATGCTAATGACGTTCTTGATCGTCATGGTGATACACCTATTAATAACACTCCTCATTCTCGAAGAGCAGTTACTCTTCAAGATGCTGATTGGGGAGATTTGATCGATAAGTTGGACAGAGTTCGACTCCTTATTAACCCTGACGATTCTTATGTAAAGACAGCGGTTGCTGCTCTTAACCGAAAGAAAGACGATGTTTTCATTGCTGCTGCTCTTGGAAATGCTCGTTCAGGTAAAAAAGGTGAAACTACTGTTTCTCTTCCAAATGCTCAGAAGCTAGTTAGCATTGATGAAGATGGAACAACTGGTGCGGTTAACCTTAATGTATTTACTCTTACTCTAATCAACGCAAAATTTGATGATTCAGATGTTGATGAAGAGATGACTAGATACCTTGCTTATTCTGGAAGCCAGAAGCAATCTCTTTTAAATGATACCAAAGCTACTTCAGCGGATTTCGCAGAAATCAAGGCCCTCGTAAGAGGAACTATTAATAGCTTCGCAGGATTTGAGTTCAAAAGATCTCAAAGACTTCCTGTTACAGCAGCAATTTTCAAGTACAACTTAGTTACAGGTGAGTACGATGGGACAGGATCTGACCTTGCGGCCGGTGCTCGTCGGTGTTTTGCTTGGGTTGAAGATGGAATGATCTCTGCTCATGGTGAAGACCTCATTGCAAGATTAACTGAAAGACCTGATAAACGGTTCTCTACTCAAGTATATGTTGCCCATAGTGTTGGTGCAGTTCGTATGGAAGAAGAGAAGATTATCGAGATTATGTGTAAAGAGTCTTAAGAATATTAATTTTCGGGGTCTGCCTAGACCCCTAATTCCTTTGGAGGAAATATGGCAACTTTTAATGGTATTAACTACGCAAAGTCAATCTCTGACCCTATTGTAAAAGTTAAGGGTGAGTTGAATGCAAGAGTTAAGGTTCTAAGAGAAACATTTCAGATGGCAGCTATCATCGACACAGGTGAAGAAGTTTTAGGCCCAAGCCTTCCTGAAGGTGCGATAATTTTAGATGCCTATATTAAAACAGATAAGTCTCTCGG